CGGCTGATGATTTTGCCAATGTGCGTGGGGTGCAAGCCCTCGTTAAGGATGCAGTGAAAGCAGCTATCGCTCGTGTGAACCAATCCGAGTTTGAATGGCCTTTTAATTCTGCACAACACAACGCTACACTTGTAGTGGGCCAGACAGAATATACATGGCCTGATTTTTTCAAAGTAGCAGATATGAATACTTTTCAGATAGTAGCGGATAGCTCTCTGAACGTGAATTATAAAACCTTAAAATCTTTAGACAGAGATGAGTGGTACAAAAAACATCGTGATGATGATTACAATGCAGGAAACTCTGGCAGGGGTGTTCCTGAATTTGTGTTCGATACGCATGGCAATGGATATGGCGTAACGCCTTCTCCCGACAAAGCGTACAATCTGACCTTCAGGTACTATTTAAATTACTCTGATATAAATAATGCTACTGATGTAACCCGTATTCCTACATCATTTGATACCGTTATTATTGATGGTGCGCTTTATCACATGTACATGTTCAAAGATAATCTGGAGAGCGCTCAAGCCGCTTTCATGTCTTTTGAGAAAGGCCTTAAAGATCTTCAAACCCTCTATATCAATAACTTTGAATATGTGCGTGATACAAGAGTGAGGTTCTAATGCCTGATAGGATAGATAACCTTAAAATCATATCTTCAGGCGGTCTTAACTCTAACGAAAATCATCTGAATTTATCCGATAATGACCCAGGAGTTGCTACCCGTCTGGTAAATTTTGAGCCATCCTTGTTTGGGGGATATCGTCGTATTAGCGGATTTCAATCTTATAAAGAAGATTATGCCGAGGTAACAAACTCTACAAACCCCGCAACAGGCCCCGTACTGTGCGTAGCAATATTTAAAAATGATTACCTAGGCACTACTCGTGTAATTGCTGCCCGAAAAATCACAGGTACTACGACTTATGGTTTTTATCAGTATATCCCTTTAAACGGGTGGGAGCTTATCTCAGGTGCGCCAACTCCGTCTATGACTGATGGTTCCCTTACCGTAGCTAAACTAAGGCATATTCAGTTTGATTTTGGTGACGGTAATAAGATTGTATTCGTAGATGGTGTTAATAGCGCCGTTGTCTACGACAGCCAAAATTGGTTTACGTTAACCACTTCAGGTGCTGGGACTTCTGTATCCCCTGGTGGTAATCAAATACTTGCAAAGCCTGCAGTAGTAGATGTCTTTGAAAACCATATATTCTTATCGGGTGCAGAGGCTTCTGATGCCGTTGTATGCCATTCAGCACCTAATGACCCACTTGATTTTACGGTAGCATCAGGCGCTGGGCAGCTTACGGTAGGTACAAGCGTTGTAAATATTAAGCCCTTTCGGGATCAGCTTTTTGTCTTTGGCTCGAATGCCATTAAGAAGATTACCGCTGACGTTGCTACAGGCAACTTTCTTACAGAAAATGTAACATCAAACGTGGGATGCCTTGCAAGAGATTCTGTAGTGGAAATCGGTGGCGACTTGATGTTCTTGGCTCCAGACGGTTTCAGGCCTGTGGCGGGTACAAGTCGTATCGGAGACGTTGAGCTTGAAACTATCTCCAAATCTATTCAAGGCGCTGTGGTAGACCTGATCGAAAACTTTGACATGTCTACCGTGAACTCTGTGGTTATTAGGTCAAAGTCACAGGTACGGTTCTTCTTCGGTGATGCTTCTATAGCTTCTACAGATAGTGTTGGAATAATAGGTGGCCTATCTGACTCTTCAGGTTCTATCGAATGGGAGTTTGGTACGCTTCTAGGTATTAGAGCCAACTGCACAACGTCAGGGTATATAGGCACAGAAGAGCTAATCTTGCATGGCGATTATGACGGCAAGGTCTATCAACAAGAAAAGGGTAGATCATTAGCTGGGCAGGATATGATTAGCATCTACTCTACGCCCTATCTTGATTTTGGTGATGCGGGTGTACGCAAATACATACGAAAGATTAACACTTTCATTCGTGCTGAAGGCCCCGTCGAGATCAACTTAGCACTCAGCTATGATTGGGGTGATTATAACACCGCAAGACCTTCCACATACACTCAAGCCTCTGCAGGTGCGCCGACTGCATATGGTGGCAGAAACATTAGGTACGGCGCTGCAAACATCATTTACGGCGGTTCCGAAAAGCCAATCATGGCTACCGACGTTCAGGGTTCTGGATACTCAGTAAGAGCAACATTTGTGACTGTGGGACAGTTTGAACCATTCTCAATTCAGGGTTTGGTTATCGAATATTCCGCTGCAGGGAGACGATAGGAATGGCAGGTTATATACGGCAGTCTGTTGCTGATATTATTAACGGCGCAGAGATTACAGCACCGCCGCTTAATGCGGAGTTCAATCAGCTTGTTGCTGCTTTTAATGCATCTTCAGGCCACACGCATACTGGCGCAACAGGTGATGCTCCTAAGATTAGTCTTACAACCTCTGTGTCGGGTATTTTACCCGCTGCTAACGGCGGTACAGGCGGTGCTAATAAAATGGATGCAACGACTGCTCCTGCCACTGCCAATGACAATACACAAGGTTATGCCCCAGGATCCTTGTGGGAAGATGTATCAGATGGCCGAGTATATATCTGCGTTGGCAATGCTACGGGTGCAGCCGTTTGGCGTGAACTTGTTACAATTTTCACCAATAACAAGATCGAACCTGCGGCCCACAACACCGTCGATCTAGGAACTCCTACCGTAAGATTTCAGGATTTATTTTTACAAGGCGGCATTGCAGCGGCTGGAAACACTGCGCTGGGCGGTACTCTCAACGTCACAGGTGCATCGACGCTTGCTGGCACAGCAAACATTACAGGTGCGGCTACAATGGCAAGCACCCTTGGCGTTTCTGGCAATGTGGTTTTATCAACAAATCTCAACGTCAGCGGTACTACCACACTCTCAACCGTGGATATCAATGCTGGCTCAATCGACAACGCTGCGATTGGTGTTACCACCGCCTCAACAGGTGCTTTCACAACGATAACGACTTCAGGCCAAGCAACCTTAGCCAGCGCCGATATTAACGGTGGTTCAGTTGATGGTGCTGTCATTGGTGCTGGTACTCCTGCCGCCATTACAGGCACAAACATCACAGCCAATACAGGCTTTGTGGGTGATCTGACGGGGAATGTTGCAGGGAACCTCACAGGTAATTCGGCAGGAACGCATACAGGCGCTGTGGTTGGTGATGTTACTGGAAATGTAACCGCTTCAAGTGGATTGTCTACGTTCAACAACGTGACGGTCAACGGCACATTAGATGTCACTGGGACAACGATTGCCAACGTGACTGATCCCTCGAATGCACAAGACGCTGCCACTAAAAATTATGTTGATACGGCTGATGCACTGAAATTGAATTTGGCAGGGGGTACGCTTTCAGGTGACCTTGCTATGGCATCAAACAAAGTAACAGGATTGGCTGACCCAGCTTCGGCACAAGACGCAGCTACCAAAGCCTATGTCGATGCCGCAGACGCCACTAAATTGCCACTGGCTGGTGGAACGATGTCGGGCGATGTTGCTATGGGCGGCAACACAGTAACAGGCCTAGCAGCGCCCAGCGCATCCTCAGATGCAACGACTAAAACATACGTCGATACAGCCGATGCCTTGAAGCTAAACCTAGCTGGCGGCACCATGTCTGGTGACCTTGCTATGGGTAGCAATAAAGTCACTGGGGTTGGGACGCCTACAGCCGACACCGATGCAGCAAACAAGGCTTATGTTGATGCTGAAGTCTCTGCGGTTATTGATGCTGCTCCGGGTGCTTTAGACACGCTTAATGAGCTTGCTGCCGCCATTAATGACGATGCAAACTTCTCAACCACAATTACCAATTCCATTGCTACCAAATTGCCTCTGGCGGGTGGCACTATGTCTGGGGATATTGCTCTAGGCGCAAACAAAGCCACCTCGACTGCAACACCCACTACTGACGATACATTAACCCGCAAAGGCTATGTCGATACGCAGGACGCCCTTAAAGTAGCTAAAGCTGGCGATACAATGACAGGTGATCTGTCACTGGGTTCTAATAAGGTCACCTCGACTGCAACTCCAGCTACAGATGATACGCTTACTCGCAAAGGCTATGTTGATACTCAGGACGCTCTGAAGCTCAATCTTGCGGGTGGAACGATGTCTGGTGACATTACTCTTGGCAGCAATAAAGCAACCTCAAGTGTTGATCCTGCCACCGCCGATACTCTTGCCCGAAAAGCCTATATTGATAATGCGGATGCCCTGAAGCTGAACTTGACTGGCGGTACTATGTCTGGCCCGATTGCTATGGGTACAAGCAAGATCACAGGCGTGGGCGATCCTACGTCGAACCAAGACGCCTCAACAAAAGCCTATACCGATACGCAGCGTGACACCCGTGTAGCCAAAGCTGGCGATACTATGTCTGGCAATCTGGCAATGGGCAGCAATAAAGTCACTGGACTTGCTGCACCCACCGCTACAGGCGATGCTACTAACAAGTCTTACGTCGATGGCATTTTAGGTTCAGCTACGTCAGCGGCCTCTAGTGCGTCAGCGGCTTCTACGTCTGCAACCAACGCTGCATCGTCGGCAACAGGTGCTGCTTCATCAGCGGCTAGTGCAGCCGCCAGCTATGATGACTTTGATGACAGATACCTTGGTGCAAAATCATCTGCGCCCAGCACGGACAATGACGGAAACTCACTCCTTACAGGTGCCTTGTACTGGAACACATCCAGCAATAGTTTGTTTGTTTGGACAGGTAGTGCGTGGAATGCAGGGGCGTTTGATACAAGCAATGCGCTAGTAGCTACAAACAATCTATCGGATCTCGATAACGCAGCCACTGCTAGAACCAACTTGGGCTTCAATGCGGGTGTTGATGCACATCTGAATACAAGCACTGCGTCGAATGGTGAATACTTGTCATGGAACGGTTCCGACTACGATTGGGCTTCTGTCCCAGCGGGGTACGCCGACAGCGATGTAGATACGCATCTGAATACAGGCACTGCTTCTAACGGTCAGTATTTAGGTTGGAATGGCTCTGATTATGCGTGGGCAACCGTGGATACGTCCACGTTGATGCCAAAAGCTGGCGGTACGTTTACTGGAGATGTTACGTTTGACGGAGCTACGGCGGGGCGTGACATCGTTTTTGACAGATCACGAAACTCTCTAGAGTTTGCTGATAACGCAGAAGCTAAATTTGGTAATAATGGCGATTTAGAAATACGTCACACAGGTGCAGAGAGTATTATCTACAATTACAATGGTAATTTAACAATAAAACAGTTTAAAAATGATGCTGATGTTTCTATTCTAACTGATAATGGCTCTGGCGGCACGGCTCGTTATTTCCTTGCGGATGGAAGCACGGGCGAGGCGGTTCTATATCATTACGGGAATCAAAAGCTCGCAACCAAAAGCACAGGTATTGACGTAACAGGAAACATTACCGTATCAGGAACCGTTGATGGTCGTGATATTGCCACAGATGGTACTAAGTTGGATGGTATCGAGTCAGGTGCAGATGTAACAGATACAAGCAACGTAAATCCTCTTGTAGACGCCCATTTGAACACATCAAGTGCTACTGCAGGTCGGTATCTTAACTGGGATGGTAGTGATTACACTTGGTCAGAAGTACCCCCTTCAGGGACACTAGAGGCTGTAGCATCTGGTTCTTTGCCAGATGGTAGCCCTGTTGTTATCAATTCTGATGGGACAGTTAGTACTATCACTTTAGTAACCCCAAGCACCGGCACTCCCGTAGTGTTTGAAAATGCTACCACCAATGGTATTGCAGGTACTTTTGACAGCTCCTCAAACAAAGTAGTAATCATTTACGAAGATAGCGGAAACTCTGGCTACGCCACTGCCGTTGTAGGAACGGTAAGTGGAACCTCTATTAGCTTCGGAACTCCAGTAGTTTTTAACAGTGCTTTTACTTCTCAAAAAGCAGCTACTTTTGATAGCGCTTCAAACAAAGTAGTTATTGCTTATAAAGATGGTGGAAACTCTAGCTACGGAACTGCCGTTATTGGAACTGTAAGTGGAACCTCTATTAGCTTCGGAACTCCTGTGGTGTTTGAGAGTGCTTCTACCTCCTACATTAGACCTACTTTTGACAGTGCCTCAAACAAAGTGGTTATTGCCTATGCGGATCAGGGAAACTCCAGCCACGGCACTGCCATTGTAGGAACGGTAAGTGGAACCTCTATTAGCTTTGGAACTCCTGTGGTGTTTGAGAGTGGTTTCTCAAGCGTTGAATCTGCTATCTTTGATAGCACCGCCGCCAAAGTAGTAATTGCATATGGGGACTTTTTCAACTCCAGTCGTGGTACTGTTGTTGTTGGAACGGTAAGTGGAACCTCTATTAGTTTTGGTACTCCTGTGGTGTTTGATTCCACCTCTAATTCTGGCAGGGATATTACAGCCAACTTTGACAGTAGCACCAGCAAAGTAGTAATTACATATAGGAACTCTGGAAACTCACAGTACGGCAGGGCTGTTGTAGGAACGGTAAGTGGAACCTCTATTAGTTTTGGTACTCCTGTGGTATTCTATAGTGGCACTACTTATGAACCTTCATCTACTTTTGATAGCAACTCTAACAAGATAGTTGTTGTTTATCGTGACATTACAAATGGCGATCTTGCGACTGCCGTTGTAGGGACTGTTAGCGGAAATTCTATTAGTTTTAATAGTCCAGTAGTGTTTTACAGTGGTAGTATTACTTCAACTTTCACTATTTTTGATAGTAACGCTAACAAGGTAGTAGTTGCCTATAGAGATATGGATAACTCTAATTATGGAACTGCTGCTATAGCAGATGCAAGCGGGACAACAAACATTACAGCATCAAACTTCCTTGGTTTTTCTGATGGTGCTTACTCTGACACAGACACAGCAACCGTCACTATTGATGGCGGTGTTAATTCTGCACAGTCAGGTTTGACTGCAGGTCTATCTTATTACATCGCTGATGATGGCTCTTTAAGTACCACAAACAGCGGCCGTAAGGCAGGTGTTGCAACTGGCTCCACTAATATTTTGGTAAACAAAGCTCTCAGCGGGCCAGAAATGAACGACTACCTTGGATCGCTGATATAGGAGAAGATAAATGAAAACTATTGTTGAAACATCCACTGGCATCTCCAAGTATCTCTTAGAGGACACGGTGGTACTAAACATCACCGCAGAAGACATTTCTGTTGGACAACCTGTTTCCTTCACTATTGCTGACTTAAACAACAGTAACACTACTGTGTACAAAAACGTAACAGCACCAGAAGATTGGACTGGTGGAAAATACTTTTTTGATGGAACTAATTGGACGCTTAACCCTGACTGGGTTGACCCAGAAACATTTATTCAGGAGTCCGTAAATGGCTAAGCTTACTGATCTCGTTGCTACTGATGTAGAACTTACCACTTCAGTATCTAACTTGGTGGATAGCTCTCCAAGCACCCTAAACACCCTGAATGAACTAGCGGCTGCGCTTGGTGATGACGCCAATTTTAGTACGACTGTCACCAACTCAATTGCCACAAAAATGCCATTGGCTGGCGGTACATTTACTGGTGATGTCACTTTCGATGGTGCTACCGCAGGGCGTGACATCGTTTTTGATAGGTCAACCAATTCCCTTGATTTTGCAGATAATGCTAGACTTAGCATTGGTACGGACGGTGACTTTGAGCTTTACCACAATGGTTCAAATTTACTTTTATATAACCTTACTGGCGCTAATTTCTTTAGGTCTAATCGTTTTGCTTTTTCAAATACAAGCGGAACATTAATGGCCGATATGTATTCGGGAGGCAAAGTAGGATTACATTTCTCAGGGGCAGAAAAGTTAAGCACAACATCATCTGGCGTAACTGTAACAGGAACCCTTGCAGCGACAGCCTTAACGGGCGATGGCAGTGGGCTGACAAATTTACCGGCTTCATCATCTGACCTTGTTGATGATGGATCTCCGCAACTTGGTGGTGCGCTCCAGCTTAATGGAAACAATATCCAAGCGAATGACAGCACAGGTGTTACTCAAAATAGAATACAGCTTGGAACATCACAAGACTTACAACTGTATCATAATGGAACCAACAGTATTATAGAAAATACTACTGGGCAGCTTGATATTATTAACAGTGCTGAAAATCAAGATGTAGTTATAAAATCAGACGATGGCTTTGGAAACCTTTCTGAGTATTTCCGTGCTGACGGTTCAAATGGTTCAGCACGACTATTCCACTATGGTTCAGAAAAAATTGCAACACGGGGCGACGGCGTCGTTATCACAGGTGATATTATAAACACTAGCGGTGCTATGACAGTAGATGTCGCTGGTAATTTGGCATTGGATGTAGGCGGCGCTACTATTTTCTTTAAGGATGATGGAGCGACTTGGGGCTACATTCAAAATCAGACAACCGATGGCGCATTTGATATTAAATCCTCTACCAATAATTACGATATGCGGTTTAGGGGTACGGACAACGGTTCAACAATAACCGCCCTGACCCTTGATATGTCCGATGCGGGTACTGCAATATTTAACCATGACATAAAGCTACCCGACAATGGCAAAGCCATATTCGGCGCTGGCTCTGATCTCAAGATATATCACGATGGTTCAAATTCGTATGTGTCTGACACTGGCACGGGTGGGTTAAGGCTAACGGGTAGCTCTACAAGAATATTCGATGCATTTAATACTGAGTATGCCAAATTTAATGCTCTGGGCTCTGTGCTTTATCACAATGGATCGCAAAAATTAACAACATCAAGCAGCGGTATATCTGTAACGGGAGATATAGCCGTAACAGGCAACGTAGACGGGCGGGATGTAGCGGCTGATGGTACTAAATTAGATGGCATTGCCGCTGGTGCTAATGTTGGGATTCCAACAACAGGTGGCACGTTCACTGGAGACGTAGCCCATTCAGATAATGTAAAGGCTAAGTTTGGCACTGGTAATGATTTAAACATATATCACGATGGCTCTTACTCTTGGATTGAACATACTGGAACTGGTAATCTTATTATTAAAACAGGTTTTAATAAGAGTATTAGTTTAAATCCAAGTATTTCTGGGGAATCTATTGTTGCCAAAGGTAATGGTTCTGCGGCTTTATACTACCAAGGCGTAGAAAAGCTAATTACAAATACGTCAGGGGTCACAGTCACAGGAACCCTAGCAGCTACCGCCGTAACTGGCGATGGATCAGGCCTTACTGGACTTGCTGCGGGTTTTGTAGGTTCAGATAACATTGTAGGCGGCACAAATGCGGGGTCTTCTTTAAGCTCCCTTGGCAGAGAAAACGTATTCTTTGGTTATGCTGCGGGCGAGGATGTCACATCTGGTGATTATAACTCCTTAATCGGTAGGGGTTCTGGGGCTACTATAACTACGGGCAACCATAATGTAGCTATCGGTGGCTACGGGGCGATGGGCATAGGCGTAGTTACGGGTGAATACAACATTGCCATTGGCACACGGTCATTGGAAGATTTGACATCTGCAATGCACAATATCGGTATTGGTGTAGATGCAGGTAAAAGTATAACAACGGGCCAAAATAACGTTGCCCTTGGTCAGGACTCACTGCAATCTGTTACCACAGCAAACGGTAATACGGCATTGGGTGCTTTTGCTGGGGCGGGAAATAGTTCTACGTTTGGGAATAATACTTATGTCGGTTACGGCGCAGGTAGATATTGTGGCAACTCAACCCAAAACATCTTTGTAGGTAAACAAGCAGGGCGTCAATACACTGGTGAGAATACGATTATCATTGGCGTAGATGCTGGTGACCAAGGAAGCTCTACGGGGCAAAGAAATACGATTATGGGCAATTTTGCCTGTGGGGGTGCGGCTCTATCAGGAGGCGATAACCTAGTCCTTGGTTACAACGCAGGTTACGTTTTATCCTCTGGAACTTACAACACTTTTGTCGGGAGAGATTCAGGTAACTTAGTGACCACTGGCTCCAAAAACACCATTATCGGTGGCTTCGACGGCAACCAAGGCGGCCTAGACATCCGCACCTCAAGCAACAACATCGTGCTGTCTGATGGTGATGGTAATACACGGGTTTGGATAAACAGCGCAGGGCATTTTCAGGCACAGGCTAATGAGGGTTATTTAAATATAAAAAGCACTGACCCTAATACTGCTTTAGATTCTCATCTTGTTTTCAAGTCCAGCTTTACAGGCTTAAATAACTCTGACGATATTACTGCGGAAATTATAGGCGCACCAGACGCCTCTACGGGTGGAAGGTTAATATTCAAAACCACATATATAGATGGAACCGTTAATGAGCATGCACGGATGGATGCGGCCGGAAATTTTATGGTTGGTAAAGTCCTTGCGTCTTTTGGTAATGCTACAGGTAATGATGGTTTTCTTATTCAACCCAGCAATAATACTTTTCACATTCAGACAAATGGGAACACCCCCTTTTCAATCAATAGACGAAGTAGCACAGGCTCATTAATTCATTTTTATTATAACACTTCAGTAAAGGGAAATATTGCAACAAACGGTTCATCAGTACAGTATAACACTGTGTCAGACTACCGCTTAAAAGAAAACGTAGTGGAAATAACAGGCGCTACAGAACGCCTTAAGCAGTTAGAGCCGAAACGGTTCAATTTCATCGAAGATCCAGATGATACAACTGTTGATGGTTTCCTTGCACATGAAGTTCAGGCTGTTGTTCCAGAAGCTATAACAGGCACAAAGGACGCAATGCGTGACGAGGAATATGAAGTCACACCAGCGGTTATAGATGAAGACGGTAATGTTACTACTGAGGCAGTCATGGGAACACGCAGCGTTCCTGATTATCAAGGCATTGACCAAAGCAAGTTAGTGCCACTCTTGGTCGCTACAATCCAAGAATTAGAAGCACGTATCACCGCACTGGAAAGTGCATAACCCCAACTCAGCCAAAAGGAGACAAAAATGACTGAGAAAAAAACAAACGTCATTAATGTCAACGACAAAGAATATGACGTTGATACAATGACAGACATGCAGAAAACGCTATTGAGCCACGTAACAGATTTGGAGCGTAAGATTGGCAGCACACAGTTCAATCTTAACCAACTGGTGGTAGGTCGGGATGCGTTTGCAGGACGTCTTGTAGAGGCGTTAGAAAATCCAGACGTTGAAGAGGAAGCAGCGTAATTTCTGCACATATTCCCTTGCAATTACACTTAACAAAGTGCTATACTGATTACATTCAAATCACTTAGTTAAGGCACATTATGCAGAACAGAAATACTGTTCTCGATTGCCTCTATCTCTTCAATCAATCGGACTTTCACAAGCAGTATACTCTCGCAGAGTTTAACACCTACTGTTTGATTCCGTTGATCCACAACAAAGCGTATCTTTTTTACGAAGATGATCAGCCTGTCGGATTTGTTACATGGATATGGCTCACCCCTGAAGAGGCAGTCGAATTTTTAGCAGAGCGCTGGATGCCTGATGAAGAGGTCTGGAAGCGCCCCGACACTATCGATGACCGCTATGAGCTTTGGGGCATCGATTTCATCACCCCATTTGGTCATTCGACGAAAGT